TTCATTGCAGCGTCAAGATTTTGAGTAGGATTCATTTTTTTGTTTTTTTGTCGTACCATCTTTAGTACCCCACAAAGATACGGTACTTTTTATTACTTGTCAAGTCTTTTCTTACTTTTTTTTATTTTTCTAACATTTTTCGCTGAAAAGCACTTCGTAGCCCTGCGCTACCAAACCCCAAATCCACAAATCCAAATACTTTATGCGTCCGTCGGCGCGAAATGCTCGGACGGACAATACGGAACCGTCTGGTTTTCGTATTGTTATGCACATCGGCTTCTCTAAAGCGGGTTTGTCGTCGCCGGCTTCGCGCACATGAACTACTTTATAGCCTTTTTGCGCTTGCTCTAATGCCCACTCTGCTAACTGCTCTCGAAGCAATTCATAGACGTGTTTAGACGCAAGCAGTTGCCCGTTCGCGTCGAATATATTTACCAGCATTTTTTTTAGTTAGTAGCTATTAATCCGGAGGTGAATATACTAAATTTTTTGCGTCGAATTCGGACAGTTTGTACTGCTTAATAACCGCTTTTAGCAGTTTTGCGTAATTTTTATCGGTGGCGTAGCCTTTTTCCTGCAAGCAGTCGCAAAAAGCGTTTGCGGTTAAACCTGTACAGGCTACATAGCGCGGCTTTTGCAGCACTTTAGCGCGATGGGTGAATGATTCGGCAGCATTTTTGTAACGCCTAAACATCCCTTCTTTTGCTTTAATGCAGTGTCCGCTTGCGCATCCGCGATTGAAACACTTAACGCCAAAATGGTTATTTGCTTTTTGCGCTAAGCGGCTGCTACCTGCTGCGCTTTCTATTTTCGCTTGTGCGAGCGTGACTGACGCGGGTATGCCTGTTTGCCGTTCTGCCGATTGCGCGGCGGCGTAATGTTGTCGAAAATAGGCTACGTCGCGTTTATTAGCGGCGTTTTTTGGCCGGTAGGACTCAAAAACGTAATAATAACTTGTTAGCGGTTCGGCTAAACAGTCGTTCGGCATTAGCGGTTTCGGCGAACCGTAAAAATGTACGAAGAGTAAAAAAAAGATTGACATAAAATTCATTTTCGTTACAAAAAAAGCCTGCTACAAAAGTGCAGCAGGCTCTACCAATCAACTTACAATCTAAACAATCTAAGCTAAACAATTACCGCTGCGGCTGCGGCTTCGTGAGCCAATTTTTCGGCGGCGCTTTTCAGCGTCGCGATTTTTATTGCGAGGCGGGCTATTTTCCCGTTAAGTATCATCAGTTTTTTTGCGGTTTCGGGCTTTGCTTTTTCCGCTTCTGCGAGCGCGGAGGCCATTTCGGTTAAGGCTTTGTTAGCTACTAAAAAGGTAGTTAACGCTTTGTGCAGATATTTTGGTTTCGGGTTTTCGACAAACCCGCCGCTGTTCGGGTTAACTTCCCGAAATCGGTACATTGCTTGCAACCGTTTCCGGTCTATAATTATCGAAATCAGCAGGGCGAAAACCGCCCCCCCGTTTCGGGTTTGTATCGGGTACACTTTCCCCACCTTCGCCGCGCTTTCAGCCGCTAACTGTTCGAGGCTCTCCAGTGTTGGCCGCACTTTTTTAGCGGCTTTGCCCGCTTCGCGGGCTTGCAATCGCGCCGTTTTTGCGTTTTCACGTGCGGTTTTTGCGGCATCGTGTGCGGTTTTTGCGGCATCTCGTGCGGCGATTGCGTGGGCTTGCAAGCCGTTTACGTCCGCCGTTGCCTGCGTTTCCGAAACGCGCAAGATAGCCTCGTTTCGGTGGGCTACAACCGCTTCGCACGCTCTGGAGACTACGCCGGTAGATAAGACTTTAATGGCTTCGGATAACAGCAAAGTGCTGTAATCTTTTACCGTACCCGCACTAAGTTTGTGCAGGCTGGCATCGTCCAAAAATTCTTTGTCGACCCACGCTATTACACGTGCGTAGAAATCCGGTGCGGACTCCCCGGGGACGGCGTGTAACCTGTCGCCGTTTTTAGTTACCGCGCACCGGTAAGCAAAGTCATCTTGATAGTAAATAAATACATTCATACCTTTTTTGTGTTTAATGTGTGGCTGCAAATGTACGGCAACCAGTGTCGTTTTTGCAAGCGAAAAACGTACTTTAACATTTCTTTAACACTTCTAACAACGTGAACAGCGCGTTTACCTGTTTTGCTTTGTTTGCGTCTATCGAGTGTTTTAAACCGCATATCAGTTTAAGTATTTTTCGACGCGGGCTTTAACCGCATTAATTAAAGCGTTTTGCGTTTCGCCCTTGTCGGCTAAAGCTGCAACGATATTTTCGTCTAACGTATTAATAACAATTAAACGATTTATTACTACTACCCCGGTTTGCCCTTGTCGGTCTAAACGCGCATTAACTTGCTGGTACAATTCGAGCGACCACGTAAGCGAAAACCATAAAATCGTGTTACCTCCGGCCTGTAAATTTAGCCCGTGGCCGCCGCTTGCGGGGTGCATAAGCAAAACTTCTATTTCACCGTTATTCCAGTCCTGTATATCTTTTTCCGTTTTTAATTCTCGAACGTTATAGTCTTTTAAATGCTTAATTAATCGGTCTCTATCGTGCTTAAATGTCCACGCAATTAAAACCGGTTTTCCGCTCGCCTGTTCGACTATTTGCCGTGCTTCGTCTAATTTTAAAGTGTGTATTTCGTGTACGTTCTTATCTTCGTCGTAGACCGCGCCGTTGGAAAATTGCAGCAATTTTGTGGTTAGCGCAGCCGCGTTAGTTGCAGAAACTATACCCGCTTCTTCGCCGTCACCTCCGAATATTTCTAAAACTTGTTCTCTTTCGAAGTCTAAATAGGCCGTACGTAATTGCGGCGTAAATTCTAAATATATATCGTTAACTATTCTGCCGGGTAAATCTAATAAATCCTCCGCTTTCATGCTTATACAAATATCGCCTATTTTTCTATGTATTTCTTTTTCTGCGTTTTTCCTTAAATTATAATTATATATAATTGCGCCATTACGTGCCCCCGCGTTAAAATAGTTTTCTCGGTATTCGCCTATAAACTTACCTAAACGCGCGCCCCTATCGAGTAAATATAGCTGCGTCCATAAGTCTATTAACCCGTTTGGCGCCGGAGTACCCGTTAAAATTAAAACCCGCTTAAAACACGGCTGTATAGCTTTAAGGCTCTTAAACCGTACCGAATTGGGGTTTTTAAAACTGCTGCTTTCGTCTATTATTAACATATCGAAAGGGATGCGCGTACCGCCATAAAGCCCTATTAACCACGACAAATTATCGCGCGAAATTAAATAAATATCGCCTTTAGCGGCTAATGCGTTTTTCCGCTGTTTTTCCGTTCCGATAACGCGGCAAAGTATTAAATTTTTAAGGTGCGCCCATTTAGCCGTCTCGGTCTTCCAAACGCTCTCCACCACCCTTTTAGGCGCGACAAGTAAGATTTTATTTACCTCGAAATCTTCGTACATTAATATATTAACAGCTGTTAAAGTAGTAACGGTTTTCCCTAAACCCATGTCTAAAAATAAGCCTGCATATTTATTGTTTAAAATATGCGAAACGCCAGTTAATTGGTATTTATGTAAATCGTTTTTATTTAACATTTTTTGCGTCTTCTGTGTTATCAATCACTAAAACGTTGAAACCCAACTTTTTAAGGCGTTGGTGTACCCACAATTGCCTCGGCGTAGGAACTTTACCTGGCGCCTTAACTTCGACAAAAATAGCCCGCCCTCCCGGCAATAAACAAAGCCTATCGGGTATGCCGGCAAAATGAAGCGCCACCAATTTAATAGTAAAACCCCCTGCGGCTTTTACCGCGTTTATTAATGCCGTTTCTACTGTTTTTTCGCGCATCACCATTTAATTTTTTCGGACGTAATATTTTTGTACGCCGTATAGCGGGAATTTTTTAGGGCTTTTCGCAATTCGCCATCCGGGCAATTGCCGCATAATTTCGTGTATCTCTCCGGTGTGGTAACGATGCATAGCCTCTTTTTCCCGGTTTAGGCATTCGCACCAAATCTGTGCAACGCAAACCTCCTCGCGCCGTTCCGTCGGTTTTTGCGTTATTTCTTCTACATCGTTAATATACGCCCGGCGTTCGTAAATGCCCATACTCGCCCAATTTTCCGGTAGTTCGAGCGCTAAATATTCTTCTATAATTCCCTGCTTTTCGTCGAATACTGTGTGTTCGGTTTGTTCGCGACTTGCTATTTCCGCCGCTAAATTGGACAAAAATAACGTTTCACCTTCGGCAAATAGTGCCGCCGCTTCCGCCCAAAAATTGTCGATTTCGGTGTCTTTTATTTCGTGTATATTTTTAACCGCTTTTTCGGGGTATATATCTACAGGAATAAATCGCCGGTTTCCCGTCGGGTCGGTTAAAAATATATCTTTATTCGTTGTCGCAAAAAATACGCATTGCCGTTTAAATGTTTCCGGTGCGCGCATATACGCCGGTCTGAAAATATCTTCCTGCTTGCTCAGGTAGTGCTTTATCATTTCGATTTCGGCCTTTTTAAGCGCGGATAATTCGGCAATTTCAATAAGCCATGCGCCCTGTAACTGCTCGAAAGACTGGTTACCCTGAACCGTTATAAAGCTGTCCGACGACCACCCACGGCCTAATTTTTTAATAAATGTACTCTTACCCGTGCCCTGTTCGCCGACCAGCGTTAAGACGTAGTCGTATTTTATACCCGGCACAAATACCCGCGCAACGGCTGCAATTAAATGCTTTGTAATAGCTTCCCTGTGGTACGCATTATCTGTCGCGCCAAAATATTCTATTAATATTTTATCTATACGCGGGACGCCATCCCACGTAAGGGATTTTAAATATTTTCTTATAGGGTGGAATTTATTTTTTTCCAGCTCTAAAGCTAAACTATCGTCTATTTTCATAGGCGAATTAATCCCATAAATACTTTCGATATAATTTCTTATGCCGCTATAATCTACGTTTAAAAAAGGCTCGGATTCTTTTATTTTCCGCCACGGGACTGAACTAACAATATATCTTTTTCCGTCAAATTCGTTGTGTTTAAAACGCTGCTTTAGATGTTCGTCGTTAGCAAATATTAAATTTAGATTTGTCGAACTGCTTAAATATTTCCCTTTTCCGTCTATTTCTAATTTTGTAGCCCAACTAAAGTCTTCATTTTCATGGTCTTCCTCCGGGTCGGCAAAATCGTAATTTGCAGACGCCATATTTTCCTGCGCTATTAATTGTTTAACGTGGGTATCTTCTCTAATTAAATCCTCCATAGCGCGGCTACTTTTAGCGGCATTGTCTTCGCCGTCTAAATGCCCAAATTTATGGATCCTAACTAAATCGTAGGCGTTGCATAATTGGCCGCCGCAGGGGTCAGTTCCGTGGTGCGAATAGGCGAATGTATCTTCCTCGTAAATTTTCAACCCCGACGCGGTCGACCCCTGCACATACGTATAACAGCCGTTAGCCGCTTCCGAATAAATATCCGAAAGGTATTTTTCTATCGCCCCGGTGATGCTATATGCCCTGCAAAATAGACCAATAAGACCCTTTTTTTCTGTCGGGTTTTGCTGTTTTGCTGTGGCGTCTTTTATTCGCGCTACCTCTTTACTCGACGACGGCCAAAGGGAGGTGTCGCGCCAATCTGAATACTGTGCTAAATAATAATCCGCGTCTATAAATTCACCTTCCTGGGACTTAAAATAATATTCTGCGTCTAAAGAAGTAGAAGGCCAAAACATTAGCTGATTAGTCTCGAAAGTGGTATTATCGAATAACTCTATGTTTAACATGCCCGCAATAAGCCGCATTATTGCTACATATTCGTCGGGTTGAACGTCTCGCGATAAAGGTAATATTAACCTGTATCGCGGGTTTTTTTCGCTGTGTGAATGCGACGAATGTAAAACCGCCGCATTATTAAAAAATAACGTAAAGTCGTCCCAAAATTCTAAGTTTGCGAAATCTAAGTCTAAGGTTAACATAGACCTACTAACTACATTCCCTATTTTGCGTCTACCATTAAGCAAATACCCTGCTACGTATCCCCCAACGTCTTTAATTTTCCCTTTATCCGCTTTGGACGCGTTGCAATAAGCTTTAAAAGTTTCGTTGGTTTTAACCGGGGTTGAAAGCCGCGTTACAAATTCCTGCCAGGTTGTGTTTTTATTTTGCCATACCACCGAATCTACCTTTAATCCAGTTGCAATGTTTAACGTTTTACCCTTCATTTTCAGTCTTTTTTGTAAAAAGAAGTTAAATACCCTTCGGCGGTTAATATCAAACCCGGTGCCCACGGCAACGGTGCCGACATTAATTTTATCATTTTTTCGAGCCGGGTTTCGGCGTTTTTAATTGGTATTTGTGCTGCTATTTCGTCGTGTACATGTAGCGCAATATCAAAGCCGTTTTCGTCTAAACGGTGCATAGCAGCAACAAGCGCATCGCGGGCTATTGCCTGTACAATATTTTCTACTAATTTACCCCCATAAGTATCTATTAAACCCCATTTCTTTTTGTCGTCTAAACCTTTGTAATAAATATTGTACTTAATAATTTCGTGTATAATTTGCGGCTGGACGTAATAAAGTTCGCGGCCTGACGGTAGCGTAATAATTAAATGTTTATCGTCGCAATAAAAACTAACTAATTTACTTTTTAATTCCGTTTTCGCGCATAAACTTATAGCGCTAATAACGCAACTCTCCACTTCCGCCCATAGCGCCACTATGGCTGGGTTGGTTTTGCGCCACAACTTCACTATTTTTTGCATTTCGGGTTTCGATAAAAATCTATCCGCACCCATTTTGCACAACGCACCTACAGCGCCTTGAAAACCTAATGCCAACTCCGCCACTTTGCCCTGCTGCCTTAATTGTTTGTCTACTTTTTCTATCGGTACGTTAAACATCGCCGCAGCCGATGCTTCGTAAATTTTACCGTGTGTAGCGAAAACTTTTAGCCGCCATTGTTCGCCCGCCAACCACGCAATAACGCGGGCTTCTATGGCGGCAAAATCTACTACGGCTAAAGTAGTTTCAGCTTCGCAAATAAATGCAGTACGAATAAGCTGCGAAAGTGTGTCGGGAATATTATCGTAAAGTAGTGCAGTTAAAGCGTAGTCGCCGCGTTTAATTACGTCGCGTATTGCGTCTAAATACTTTAAATACATTCGCGGTAAATTATGCAGTTGCACGCCGCGACCGGCAAAACGCCCCGTCCGATTTGCACCGTAATATTGGAAAAGCCCTCTAACGTAATTATCGTTTTCGCGATAATTAAGCATAGCGATATATTTTCTTATGCTTGTTTTAGCCAATCGCAAACGCAATTCTAAAACCTTTTTAACATCCCCGGTTACAGTCGGTAGTAGATTAATTACCGATTCTTTCGTTAAGCTATTAATGGTTTCCTCCGAATTAGCATTTATCCAGTCTACCAACTGCACCGGGCTGTTAACGTTTTTTAAACCTGTTATGCATTCTAATTTACTAATTATATCTATACGGCTTTCCTTGTCTACTTTAATAGCGCCTTCGGCTAATTTAATGTCTACCAAAACGCCCCTGTCATTTATTTTTTGGTCTAAAATATAGGTTTTTAATTCACTTTCCGGGAACATTAAATACGCTATTTTATTGTAAATAGCGGTTTCCGTTATAACATCTTGAATGCAATAATTTTTAAACTGCTGCCATTTCTCTAAATCGTCCTCTGCCCTGTTTCGTGTTCGGGATTCGTAATGAAATAGGGCAGGCTTTTCACCTGTTTTTTCCGACCTCAGGGGGCAACAAAAATAACTAATAAGTCTTCCGCCGCCGGGGTCTTTTTGCTTATCCGGCGAAAGTCCTAACGCCATTCCGCAGGCGGCTAAACCAAACGGAAACCCGAAAAACGCCGCAGTAACCATGGTACAGCGCCACTGCTCCGCCGGCACCTCGAAGCCGGCCGCCCGCAGGCAGACGCGCTCAAACGCCGCATTATACGCCCATTTTTCGACGTTTTTGTTTTTTAAAGCGGCCACCACGGCGGTGGGTAACTTTTCGCCGCGCGCTAAATCTACTATTTTAACCTCGCCGCTATTAAAACAATATGCAAATAAAAGTATTTCAAAATCCGGCGAAGCTGCATATTTATATACCCCCGACGTTAATAAATTAACGCCGCTAAAAGTTTCTATATCTATGTGTAGACGCTGCATATTCGGAAAGTTCGGAAAGTTTGAAAAATCAGGCTAACCGGTGCTTTTAGCTTTCCGGTTAGCCCGTTAATAAAAGAACAAAAAAACTTTTTAAAACTGGTTGTCAAAGTCGTCGGCATCGGCAGCTTCATCCTCCGCTTCATCGGCAAAATCGTCTTCGGCGCTGCTTGCGCCGCTAAGCCTTTCGCCGTCTGCGAGTTTCTGCACGTTGTTAAGCCCCGCAGCAATGCCCTTATTTCCCGACACGTTAAAGGCATAAAAATTCAGGGAAACGCGGCCATAACAACCACTGTAAAATTCCGCTGCCGACAGGGGTTCGCGGTCTGCACCAACAACCCCGGGTTTGTTATTCGTGGTGCAGTTAATAAAATAACTGTCTATATATGCCGCGTCGTCCGGGCGGTCTTTGTCCCCGTCGCGCAGCGGGTTTTTCCAGGTCATGTCCGCCGTCTTTTTCCCGAGTTTTCCCTCCGATACCCCTTTTTCAAACGCCGCTTTAATTGCCGCGCGGAGTTCTTTTAGGTGGGAGGTTGCCGTTTTAGGGATAATAATACAAACCGAGTATTTTTTTTGTTGCCCCTCTTCCATGGCGTGCGCTTCGAAAACGTGCGGGAATGAAAATCTAACCCTTTTAGTTACTAACATTTGTGTTAATTTAAGTGATTTAAAATTCGTTTTCTTCTTCGGCAAAGTCCAACTTTGCTTGTTCTGCGCCCCATGCGGGGCTTTTATTCGATTCGAGTACGAGGGCGAGCCCCCCTGTAGGTTTTACAACGTGCGTGCTTAGTTGCGCGTCGTAAAAGTCTTTAGTTACGGTATCGCATACATCGCCAATTCCTTTTAATTTAAGGTACAGTTCTTCGGCTATATTAGCAGCTTTTAGCGCCTTAATAACTGCCGCTTCATCGCCCCACTTTCGCCGCGCGGGTTTTTGAATTAATTTATACCCCGGCCACTTTCGCCCTGTTAGCGCTTCGTTGCGCATGTACTCCGAAACGCTTTTTAGCCATTCCGCTAAAAGTGGCGCGGCCTCGAAGGCTTGTACTATTTCCGCCTCCGTTAGTGTTTCGGGTTTAGCGAAATCTAATGCCGCTGCGGCGTTAGCGTATTCCGCAAAAGCCCGGCAGGTAGGTTTAGCGCGGCAAAATTTGCAGTGTGTACCGGCTACCGTTTCGCCTTCGCCCAATATTGCTTTTTGCGCTAAAGGTTTAACAGTATTTTCCGCCCAATGGTACAATTCTTCCGTGCTAAGCGTAAATTCGGAAATCGAATTTAAACGCGGTTGCACAATAATTACAGTAACGTTTTGTATGTCGTAAAATAGACTGTAATGCTCTAAAGCCCCTAAACCGTACAACATCAATTGGCTATTATTTTCCGCCGATACTGCGACGCCAACGCCATATTTTAAATCGATTATAATTAGCGTATTGTCGCTAATTATAACGGCGTCGCCCGTCCCAAAACCTTCCGGAACGAACCGCGAAAAGTCTAAACGCGCTTCAATTTCCAGTTTTGCCCCGGTGTTTCCCCCCGCGATTTGTAAACGCTCCAGCACATAATCGGTAAATTTTGCAACCTCCCCCGGCATTTGCTGCGTGTACAATTCATCTTGCTCCAGGCGCGTTATTTCGGCTTCGTAGCGGCTTTTAGTTACCTGGTTTAGGTGGTAGCGCAATGCAATTTCCGCGAATTTATGCGCTAACGTACCCTCTTCCGCATAACTGCTACTGCTGTCTCCGAACGGTTTTTCCAACCGGGGGGAGGGGGTGCAATTTAGCCATTTCCCCGACCCCGACGCGCTTAAATATGCATGCGCAGCGGGATTTTTGCGGGTTTTCGCCATTACCCTAAAGCATCTATGTGGTCATGCAAAAAGGTGTAAAATTCGCCGTAAAATTCGGGTTTCAATGCCGCCACGTTTTCCGCGCCGAGGGAGTTAATTTTTCTGCGGATGTAGGTACGATCTACACCGGCGTCCACGGCTTTGGTAATTTTTCCCCGCAGCTCCTCGGCGGTGTAGGCGCTTTCACCCGGCGTATTTTGTTCGGGCGCATTAGCCGTAGGCGGTTTAATCGCCCGTTTTGCGCTGGGCTTCTTCTCGTTTTCGATAGCCGTAGTTTGGCTGTCAGCCTCGCCAATTACCGCAAGCAACCTGTTAAACGCGCTAACGTGTTCCGGGTTGTTGGCGTCTAATTTTAAGGAAACTCTAAATTTACTCATGTGTTATTTTATTAAGCGTTAAAAAATATTCTCGAAGCGTAATACTTTCCGGGGATAATAGTAACGTGTGGAAAAGCGTATTTTTGTGGAATATACGCGTCGTTAAATTAACCGTATTAAGCTCGGCAAAATATTCGCCGTTTTGAAAATTAAGTACATGCCCTTTAGAAGGTTTACTCATCCAATTTGGCGAATACAGTGCGTTAACGTCAACTCCGATAAATTCTGCGAGTCGCGCTATTTGGTTAGCGTCTAAAACGTACGCACCTTTTAACGCTCTATTTAGCGCTTTTCGCGGATGCAGATTGCCGGGAAACAGTAGTATTGCTATTTCCGCTGCTTGTAAATCGTACTGCTTAAATACTCCCTTTAAATCGAAATTCATCGTCTGCGGTTTTTGTGTCGCAAACGTAATACGGGTATTTTAAAAAGCCAAATTTTTTTACCTTTTTATAGAAAAATATTTTTTAAGCCTTTGTGAAGTTTACCCCCTGTTTGTTTTTTGTATACTGTTTAAGGAACACGTAAAAGGCTTTTTCGGCGTCAGCCAGCGCCCTATGCGCCCGCTTATTGTGCGCTACTTTGTACTTTACACAAAGGGCATGCAAATCCCTAAGACCCTTGCCACCGTTCATAATTTCAAACTGGCAGGTATCCCAAACCACATAAAACGGAGGATTTTTGCGCCAATCTACGCCACCATTAAACACTAAAAAAGGTATGTCGAAATGACGTATATTTTGCCCAACTATTATTATTTTTGCGGCATCTTCTTTAACAAAATTCTCGAACGCTATTAACGCTTCGCATAAAGGTTTTGCGCCTTCTAACGTTAAAGTTTCTTTATCTATACCTGTTAACGCTGTTATGTTTCCCGGTATGTCCTCCACCAAAACTAAGCAACTAAAACGTCGTTGCTCTTCGGTTTTCGGGAAATATGCAACGGCGCCAAACTCTAAAATTTGGTGTTTTTCTTTGCTAAATCCGGTTGTTTCTAAGTCAATCGCAACTACTTTTTCGTATTTCATCACTTCGGTGTTAAACGGTAAAACATTGTTACAGCGTGCGTTTTTTGCAAAACTCCGTAACTATACTGAAAAGCTACACCTTTTTTTGTTGTGTGCAACACACTACCGTTAAAATCTAAACTTTTGTCTCCTGAATAGCTCGCACCGCCGCCAACATAAAAGCCCGATTTATATACCGTGTTTGTAATCGTTCGTTCGGTAATAACCTCTTTAGTAAAAGTGTTGTTTATAATTCTCGGTTGTTTTAATAAATACCAAATGCGTATAGAATCCAACGCATTTTTAGCGTATGCTGAAAAACCTATTATAATTGCAGAATCTTCCGACGTTTCCGTATAAACTAATTGTGTGCTACTGTCGGCTAAATATACTGTATCGGGTTTTTGGGCTGTTTTATTTGTAGGTAATTGTACTATTTCTTTTTGCCAAACAGTGTCACGTTTTACCGTTAAAACGGTATCGGTTTTAATTACGGTTTCCGTTTTAACGGTAACGCCGTTACGGTTGCAGCTTTTTTGTATAAGCAAACCTAAAATAAATGCCCCCAAAATAAGTATTATCTGTTTCATATTTACGAATTAAAAAGGGCGCTAAAACAGTTACATCTTAGCGCCCACCACTTAAACACAAAGTTTCCGAATAACGAAATTTTACCTGTATACCCGTATTTCTACTAAAGTATTTACCGGTAAAATGCCGTTTGCCAAAGTGCCTGAATCAAACGACCTTAATTGCACTACGTTAAGGTCTGCAACGGCGGCCTTTGCGGTTACCTCCGCCGTCGTTCCAGGCAAAAGTATGTTAACAAACGTCTTGTTTGCCGTCAGTTTATCGCCCGTAAAGGTAATAGTATACAGCCCTGCGCTAACGTAAGCAATTACCGCAGTACCTAATTCACTTACGCCTAAAACCGTACCGGCGGGCGCTGTGGTACTGGCCTGCGCCGCTAAACGAACAGTGTAAGTCTTGTACGCTTTTTCGGTAACGAGCCGCAGCGCGTTCCGGTTTTCGCTATCTTTAACGATACACAATTGCACCAGCGCTTCAAACGATCGCGCGCTTTGGGAGTTTGCGCCCGGTATCAGCCCGCCTACGTTTTCTATTTCCGAAACCCGTAACGCCATACCGCCGTCAGTCGCCGATTTAACAATAAGCGACTTCAACGCCGCGATAATTTTACTCGATAATTCCATAATTTACGCGTTTTTTGAGTTATGCCATCGGGTTTGTAATACGCGCAGGTGTTACCCCTTCCCACGTTGCGACGCCGTCGAAAAATTGCAATTCCTGCTTGTTTTCCGGAATTACCAAATCCAGCGTTATTGTACAATATACGCCGTCATCCCCGCCAAACAAGTATTTACCTCCAGTAAACCACAAAGCGTAAACGCGCCCCGGGTTTGCTTCTACAAACTGCAAAAACGCAAAATTTACCGCGTCGGTTTCGTCCACCCTGAACGGCAAAGTATGTTTTTTCGGCGTTTGCAACGTCCGCCCCTGCGAAAATTCGATTTCCGTGCTTTCCGGCTTCGGCTTGCTGCCGATCGTGTGCAACTTCCGAATTATCGTAAGGTCGGCAAGTGTAGCATTATTTACCCGGAGCGTCCATTCGCCTAAATCGGCGACATCGGTGAACGGCTGGTTAGGGTAGCCAATAAAAATTTCAGGCACCTGACCAAAAGTGGTATTTGGTGTGCAAAAATCCGCACTAACTGCGGGTAAATTGGTCTGAATGCAATCCTGTATAGGCATAGCTTTATTATTTTTACAAAGTTAAAAAATACATTTAAGAGACTAAAAAACACTGTGTTTTAATATCGCAGTATCGAAACCTCCATATCTTTCGGCGCCGGCTTATTACCGCCAAAATACAAACCGATGGGGCGAATCGGCCAGCCTTTCATCTCCGTATTTACGCTGTATAGGCTGCCGTTTTTTCGCGTAAAATCTACAAACCAATGTACACCGGGTTTGTAAATTCTAACTTCTATTTCTTCGTTAAAATCCACAATTACCGGTTCAAAATTTTCGGTTTCGGCATAATGCGCTTTGCCCTTTTCGTGCCAATACGCAGATAATTCCATTTTTCGTATTTCCGGTGCATAACGCCATGCCCACATGACGGAATTTTTCAGGTTACTGAAAAGCGAGAAACTAAAACCACCGCCTTTATTCCAATCCTTTTGGTCTCCGTCCGATAAATAATAGGCGCAATTATCCGAAAATTTTACTTTAAAATTCACTTCTTTACTCCACAGCGCAACGAGGTAAAAACTATCTGTTGGTTTAAAATCGTGGCTACCCCTTTTAACAGAATACGTTTTTGCGGCGCTAAGACGATTTTTATTTGCTTTGCACATTAGCGAGTTTTTTTACGTTGTAAAGCAACATTTTTTTTATCGTTTAAATACAGGTCGTCGCCCTCCAGGTACATTTCTATGGCCTTACTTTCGCCCAATTTCAGGGTAATTTTCCGCGCGTTATCTGCTAAAACCGATACTTTCCCTTCGCCGCTTTTGTCGGTAATAAATTGCCCGTTTTCATCCAGGGATAAATTATCTTTTTTGTCGTTAACAATTAAATCCCAATTACCTGCTAATTTTTTAAGTTCTTCGGTATACAGGCTGTCCAATATTTCCGGCACTTGTACGGCAATTAAGGCGACAGAATCCGCTAATAGCTTAGTTTTTAGTTGCGTAAATTGTCGCTCTAAAGCGGCAAAATCCGAAAGCTGCTTTTTATTCCGCGCAACCTGAATATTTTTCAGGTTTTCCGGCGTCACCCCCGGCACAAAATAACCTGCAATTAAATCGAAATTACCGTCGGGCAATTCTTTGTAAATAATTGTGTCGCATGTTAATACATCCTGCGCAGTAGCAGCAGCGAGTAAAAGCGAAAACGAAAAAAGAAAAAATAAACGTTTCATAAAATTATTTTTATGGTCTTTTAAATGTAAGCGTTATAAACAGCCGGGTTACTATTCCCCGGTTAGTATTTTATTACAGAAGCCCTAAAAGTTCCACTTGCAGGATCAATAGCAGATCCTGTGGAATTGTAAGCTTCTATACTTATTGTATTTGTTGCAGATACCCACGGTTGACCAAAAATTAAGCCAGTAGATTTACTGCCATTATCTATGCCAACCAGAACGACATCTCCAATCGCAGCGCCAGTTACCGTAATTGTTAAAGTTTCGGTAGCTAAAGAAGCTATACTACCGAAATTCAATACCCCGGTTCCAGTTAAAGTTTTACTTAAAATATGCCGAGTACTTGAGCTTGTTACAAAATAATTAGTGCCGTCAAATTCAAGTGCACCATTTATAGGTGTGGTTAAGTTTGTGCCAGGAGCAAGTTGTACTGGAGCAACCAGTGTAGTTCCAGCGGCTAAAGTTAACCTTGCTGTTGGTGTAATGCCAAGACCTACTAATCCACTTTTATCAACTATCATGTGTTGATTGTAAGAATCCCCACCATTTCCAACTTCAAGAATATTAAGGGTTTGGGTTCTAAGACTTGTACCAGAAGCAACCAATGGTGCGGAACTAACAGTAAACACAGTTGTAGAAGATACAGCTGTTACTGTACGGTAACTTATGTTAGCTCCGGTAGTTCCCATAAGCGCAATACCTTGCCCAACAGCAATATTGGCATTTGGGGTAGTTATAGTTATTACTGCGCCAGCCGCAGTCCAAGCATTTGCTGTAATTGTTGGTAGACCTTGTACTCTTAATTGTGCAGTTCCTCCGGTAAGATGTATCAAAGCTGTTCCAGAAGATGTAAAACCTGTTTCTCCAATACTACTTCCCCTCCCAAATATCCAAGTATCTGCACCGCCAGAAACAATATTACTTCCAAGAACTCCTGAATTGGCATGAGAGGCTATAACATAGTTTCCTAAAGCTAAAATTCCTCCACTTGTTAGGACTTCACTTCCGATAGCAATACCGGCTGAACTCAATGTACTGCTTGTACCTAATAGAATCCCAGAAGCAGCACTAAAAGTATTATATGCTCCAACCATAAGTTTTGCAGTTCCAACACCAGCGCCCGTTTGTACATTGATTAAATCACCTATTGCTCCTGTAGCACCTACTGTACCTCTAACAAAAAAATTAGAAGAAGCTCTAAATGTTCCAGTAAGAGCGGCAAACCCAATTTCTCCAAAAATAGTAGAAGTACCGGCTGGTGCACCAGTTTTCCAACCGTCTGCTTGATATACTATAAGGGGCGGTACTTGATTTACCGCTAATGTAGCACCCGTGGTGTTTAAAAGGTGGAGGCTTCTGGCTTGGTTAAAAGCCGCTCCTATGTCATCCATTCTAAGAGTAAGCTTGCCGTTTATATCTACCGTTGTGCCGCTTTGGGTGCCGTCCGACGTGGCGGAAATTATGTCGGCTAAATACGCCCCGCCGTTCATCGACGCCGATAAACCCCACTTCCCTTTCGCGATAGTCGTACCCTGCACCGGCGTAACGTCTGCCCGAAAAGCGACCGACTGACTCCCCGCAGTAGTATTAGTTTTCCAGCCCCGCGCATCCCAAGTTATAGGCGGAGAACTCTGTTGCGCGCCGGAGGCGGCATCCGTTGTGTTTTGCAGCAATAAGCCGCTCGCGGTAGTCTGCGTTGTACCTAAACCGTTAGTTAGTATATGTAGCCGCGCCAGCGGAGTAGCTAAGCCTACCCCTACTCTTGCGTTTGCGTTATCGAAATTAAATAGAGAATTAGTACTTAATGTGTTCGCATCCGTAAAAAACGGGACGCGAGTATTTACGCCCACGCCGTCTACGTATCCTGCGTTTTGTAGCGCCGTAATACTCGACCGTAAATCCGTAAGCGTATCGCGTAAAACGGTTAAAGTATCCCCAAAATCTTGTAGGGTTACAAAGTCGCCTTCGCTGCCGTACGCTTGCAAAATATTATGTAAATGTATACGCGTTTGCAGCCCTTCGCTAACTCCCGTCGCACCGTTCGCCGGTACAGGTATTCGATTATCGGCGCGTTTACGATAAACCGCACCCACTTGCGCAGGCATTAAACAAACAGCTTCGACGCAAACAACTAATAACGTAGCATCCGAAAAAGACGAAGCTATAACGTCTATAACGGTAAAAAGCCTGCCGTTGCCATCGATAAGCCCCATCGCGCTATCTATCTTAATCGACGTAAAATACCCTAATTGGTCTGCCGGCGCAATTATTTCGACCTGAAAAGTCGAATCTGTAACGCTTTGCGCGTCGGTAATATCTACAACTAACACAAAAGACGTATCCACTTGCGCCTTAACTGCCGTGCAAAATAATAGCGAAAATAATAGCAAATAATAGCGCATATAATTAGAATTTTGCAAGTATTACAAAGCCTGAACCTCCAAAACCGTTCAGATTGGTTATTTTCGCCTGAACACTTCCTGTTACGGTTACATCCTGGTCTACCGTTACACTTAACGCCGGATAATTAACTACATTCCCACTACTCGCCGCCCGTATGTCTAAACCGAAAAACTCGTTATTCCCCGACACCGAAACGATAAGTAAATTAATTGCGTTACCCCCGTCTAAATTTGTGTTATTCCCCGACCATTTAAACGAATTAGGTAAAACCCCATCGGGCAATGTTAGCGTAAAATTCCCCGCGCCGGTTTTTACGAGTGTCGGCGTTCCGCTTCCAAAATACCGTAATTGCATAGACGTTTCCGCCGAGGCACTTAGCGTTATTTGGTTAATAGTAGCGCCGATATTATCCAATGCGTCGCGTAAAGCGGCTATACTGTCTAATAATATTTGTATAGAATCCGTTAACGCAGCTTCAGTAACTAAACCCCCTACTGCCGCAATAGCCGAACCGGTAAAAATAGTATCGCCTGCCGGCGTTACGAGAAAAATAGAATCGCCAGAAACGTAGCTTGCCGTAAATCCGCCCGTTACAGCGTCTACATAAGCTTTCGCCGCAGCTTCAGTTAATAGGTGCGTAGGTAGCGAATCGGTTAAAGTCGGGTCGTTGGATATACCCGTAATTTGCGAGCCATTAAACGTAAAAACGCCGCCGGTTTTAATCTCCAGTTTCTGTTTCGCCGTTAAATTATCGCGGCTGATTTCCGATTGCGAAAAGCCGGTAAAACTAACAAACAGCGCCATAAACGCTAAAATAATGTTTTTCATAAAAGTATAAATTTATAGTTAATTGCGGCCAAATTTTCGCCGGTTAAATGCAAGTTTTCCCCGGCAATACTGAACCGGCTTAAATCGAAACTAAACGGCGTGTTTGCTGTTAGTTCTTCGTCGAATAAATTGCCAGAGCCCACGGAAGTCCCTAATTTTACGTTTTGCCCCGTAGCGCTCCAAAACGTTATCTTAAGCAGCTCGCGCGTTGCGGGTATATTAATCACCCCCGCCGCGTTTAACGTTCCCGAAAGCGCCAACCCGTCGTTGTACCAATAAATACTATCGAAAAACGCATAAAATTGCGCTTCCGTAGGTACGTCGCCCGTTTGAAAAAAATCTTTTATTTCCGCTTTAGTAGCCATTCCTGTAAAATTAATGTATTAGAAAAAACGGTTAAAATGCACCGTGTTTTATTCCGTAGCATCATCGTCGCTTTCGTCTTCGCCGACAATAAAAGTAGAACCCACTGCCATAATACCTATGCCCAAAGGTTCACCTGCCCAAAAATAGTTTTTGCTCTCCCCTAATTCGCAATTAAGCCCAACGGCTTTTATATACGTCACCGTCGCCGCAGGGTTATGCGGGTAAGTTATACCCCCCGTATTTAATTGTTCACCCGTGGCGATAAAAACTTTAACGGCAGTGCCCCCAATTATCTCCCAAACTTCTATTATCGCATTCCTGAAACCGCGCCCCTGTAGTGTTTTGTCCCCCACGGCAGAAATAATTGTCGGCGTATCTATCGAACTAATCGCAGGATCTGTATAAAACCTTCCCGCCGCAACGTTATAGTAATAATAAATGTCGGCATCCGGTAAATCTGCGTTTAGGGCGTTTAAATCAATTACGCCCCCGCCGTTAAAAAAAACGCCGGAAGGTATATAAGTACCCGTAGACGCTTTATATCTCCGGTAATTTGTAGCACCGGACAAATATTTAATTAATACTTTATCGCCATCAACCAGCGGTACTTGCGCCGAGGTTAAAGCGTTGGTATATTCAAAAATTAGGTAATTCGTGCTACCTTCTACAATTACCGCTAAAGCTTCTAAAGCGCCGGTTAAGCAGTAAATGTTCGGCGTTTCTAAATCGCCGCAGCAATTAGTTTTAATTACGCGATCCACCACAAACGAAATATCTGTTAAAGCTAAAGCACCGTTTGTGCCTTGCCATTTTGGGTCTACCGTAACCGTTAAAACGTTTCCCGTGTAACCTCTATGCGTAAGCACCTCAATAACGCCAGCAAAATGCAGCGGCAACAAACAAAGCGCGTCTACCATAAACTGCGGAAAAACCCCCTGCAAAATATAGGTTTTTTCGAGTTTAGCGAATTCCACAACTTCGCTACCGAACGCGTCTTCACTGGCTTCGATAATTACCGGGTATTCCGGTTTACCTATATCTACGTCTAAATAAATAATATTTTTGTATTGCTTTTCGCCGGTTCGGTAAAATATAGCATCCACGTCGCACGTATCCCAATACGTTATTTTTGTAGGTACGCAAAGGTCTAAAGTATTACCGTTAAAAGCGATAAAATTAATGTCTTCACTATACCAGGTGTTTACGGAATCCGATAGCATTAAATAATATTTACCCGCCGGTATTGTTGCTGTATGCGGTAAAATGCCGTAATGCACTATATAATCAAATTCGGCGAAAGAAAATACTTGCAAATCCGCCGAATCCATATACGTGAGCAACTCCATTTCGCTGCTTCCTATTAACTTTATAGACGTTAAAGGGTACGCACCGGACGGCCTTTTAATCTCGAAAGGTAGCAGCATATTTGCCGGACAAATTAGACAAAACGGGCTATTGTCGCCGCCCGGCGCAAATACATTCCGGTCGGCTAAGTTTTCGTAAATCCGCAAAGGTTGCTTTATCCCGTATTCCATATTAATATGCAATTTCGATTTCTACCGATTCGGTAAATATGTTCTCTTCTGCCGACGCAACGTAGCCCACACCTAAATCCGTCGTTACACTGTCGCCCGGGTTAAACGTGTCGCCGCAACACCGGGTAAACTTAAATTTATCCTGCTTTATGTAGGGCAGCCAGGAAAGAAAGGTTTGCGCGTTGCCGTTTAAAGTTCCACTTTTAAATAGCCTCCCATGCTTATGCAAATTTTCCTGCAAGCTAACCCAATTAAAAGGTGAATTAGAATCTTTAATTATTAAATCCGTGCCGTTTAATTCGTTGCAGACTAAAACAAACCCCGAATTACCTACGCGCTCCGCATTAGCCGTATTTTCGATAAAATCTAAATCGGTGTGTAAAACGGTGCAACGTTTCTCTTTAACTTCTTCGCCGCAATCGTAAACTATCGGATTGGCTAAAAATGCAAAACTTACATCTTCAGGCCAGTAAAATAATTCTGTTTTAACGTTATCCACGCTGCCGTAATTAAGCGTCTTATTTTTAGTTTTTCCCGTTAAATCTATTCCTGAATTAGCGGAAAAATAACTGTAATGCTCCAAAATTAAAACCCCGTTAATTATAACAACTTTAACGTTAAACATAAAATCCAAATCTTCAAAAAAGCTTTTTAGGCTTACATTCCACGCCGGGGCGGTGCTCGGTGTTACCACCGATTTGTATTTAATATCGCTTTTTTGGTGTATAGTTATGTTTTTGCAATTTAATTCCGCAAAGGCATAAGCTATATTATTGGGTGCGTCGTCTATGGCGTTAATGCCGAAAAATTCGCTTTTTACCGTAAGCCCACAGCCCATACCGGATACCAGGTTTTCGATAACCCCGTTAAACATTCGCCCGCGTGTGTACGCACCTAAAACCATCCCCGAATTTCCCGAAGGACAGCGCCACCATTCCGCCGTACCGTCGCCCGCGCAACTGTTTAATAGCAGCGACCAACCGCCGGCAAAAGTAGGTTCTACCGGTTCGCCTATTTCGCAAGCATTTGTAAAGGTTTCCCGGTGCCACGTAGTTTCCTGTCTAATAGTCAACCCGGTGGGGTTTAAATAGCATTCCGGTTCTTGTTCTATATTATTAACAAATACTTTGTTCGACTTTTTACACCAATTAGTCGGTTCGGCTAAACAGGTGTCTAAATTATCGTAATACGCTGCGTAATAGTCCGCACAATCGCCGTCTAAAGTTTCAGCCGTGCAAAGTTGTTCTTCTACTTCCCCGCCAATCGCTTGCGTAGTTACCGCCGTTCCGGCAAATAAATTAGCCGTTAGTTTTAATGCCGCTTCGAAGCATTTATAGGCGTCTAACGGCTTAACTTTTACGTCTATATAACATTTGTCGCGATTTTCCACACTTTCAAACATCGTAAAAAATCCCGTCCAATATTCTACTATTTCACCCGCGCAGGTATATTCTACAAATACCGTAATCTCCGTGCATTCGTTTTCGTAGTGCTCTTTAACTATCGCGTAATCGTTTACAGCGCTAAATCTAAAAGTATCTTTAGACGTGTGTTTATAGTATAATTTATCCGTATCGCGGATATATTCAAAAATCCCTTTTATTTTAGGGAAAACCTCGGTTTTATCTAAAATCGCGCTCTCTAAATATATTTTAACCTCTTTCATGTTATGCGGTTTTACGGATTACTTTAACGGTTTTACCTGTCGTAATTATCTTACTGCCGTCCGCTGTGTAGTCCGTTTTTGGCTTACTTTGTAGTTTAACAATTTCTGTTAATAGCTCGTTACTTTTACGTAATTCCGCTATTTCGCGCCCGTCCCCGGTTGTAGTTTGCAGCGATATAATTTTAGCCTCTTTCGCCGCTAAATTATTTGCAATTTCGGAGTTTAACCTATTTTCGGGTCGCACGGCTTTGTATAGTCCTTTAAGGTCGTTATTATTAGCCGCGTTTACAAACGCTGTAAACGCGTCCCCATGCGCCGCCGTTGCTTCCCTGCTAAGTATTCCAAACGCTTCCCCGCGTTCCACTTCGATGTGGTCGCCAAAATTTTCACCGCCCTGGGTGTGCAGCCGCCCGGTCACTTTGCCCGACATGCCGTGGCGAGCTTTTTGCTTATTAATATTTTGGAAAACCTTAGCTTTAGCCGCAATAAAACCGCCTAACATCGCCCCAATAAGCCCTACCGCGATGCCTACCCCTACAAAAGGAATAGCGGCAACCGACTGGAAAATCTGCGCCGCCGCCGTTATTAAACTGCTGCCTTGCGTAATCGTATCTAAAATAGCTTGCGCTTTTTGCGCGCGTTGTTTTTCTTTTACTGCTTTATCGCGTTCTACTTTTTCCGCCTCCTGCTGCTGCTTTAAAACGTCTATTTCCTGCTGCACTTCGATTTGCCGATTAGCAAAACCTTGCTGCCCTAAGTCTTTTTCGTCTTTAAGTTCTTCTTCTTTTTTCTTTATATTTTTATCTATATTTTCGATTTCTTCGTCTGACGCTTTAATAGCAGTCTCCGCCGCTTCTAACCTGCGTGCGTTAACCTCCGATATAATGTTTATTGCACTTTGTGCAGCTACATTTATGCCATTTATTGTTTTTTGGTCTTCGGGGTTGTTAGGGTCTAAACCAATTAATTTATAAATACTAAACTCTTTTGCCGTGTCGCCCAATTCGGCAATGTCGCCTTTAATTTCGTTTATTGTTTTGCGCAGGGCTAAAGCGGCATCACTTTCCGCACCTTTAGTTTTTTCTAAAAGGGCTAAAGCTTGCTCTGCATATTTTAGTCGAATATCTAAAATAGCTTTTTCTTTAAAATCTTCGAAGGCTATTTGACTATCAAATGCCGCTCGTTGTAGCTCTAATAACGCGATTTCGTGGCTTTCGGCCTTCTGTATTTCGTCGTCCTGAAACGCGCTTAAATCCTTTAAAAATTGGTCGTTGGCTTGCTTTTTTAGGAAGTTTATTTGTTTTGTTTGGTCGCCGCTTAATTCCCCGTTTGGCGCGGCGATTTTAAGGGAATTCTCTAAAGCTTCTATCTCCGCTTTATTTTGTTCGTATATAAACCGTATACGTTCTTCCCCGCTAAGTTGCTCTAAATTAGCCGTTTCTTCTATAAATTTACGCCGTATCTCGAATTTATTAGTCTCGTGCTGTATTGTAGCTTGCGAAGTATCTAAGCCAAATTTGTTCAGTTCCGCTAATAAATCGCGGTATCTAAAATCTTCGATAATTAGCTGTTTTTCGCGGCCTTCGGCTAAAGCGTTTAATTTCGCTTTTTCTAACTCTTCGGCCAATTTTATAGCGTCGTCCGCCGCTTTTTTTTCTGCGTCCGCCGCTTTTTTTGCCGCCGCCGCTTCTGCTGCGGCCTTTTTTGCCGCCGCCGCTTCTGCTTTTTTCGCCTGCGCTGCCGCTACTTCATCCGACCTCGAAAAAGATTGGTTTGTTATACCCGTTGTTTGCAGGGTTTCGCTAACTACATTAGTAACCGGGTTTTTTTGTTTAATACCGCTAACTTTATTAAAACTGTCTCTAAAAGCTTTTGCCGATTTTTCGCCAATTCCTTTAAACGGGTCTATAAATAACTCGTTTGCCGCTTTCTTTAAATCGCCCGCGCCCTCAGTAATTAATTTTTTTATGTTAAACATCTCGTAAAAAAAAGCGCCGACTTTTTGCCCTAAACCCCCTATCGCTTTTCCCGTTTCCGATACGAAAACGCTAATAGCCGCTAAACCCCCGTCTACATAAGCAGGCAATTCCGAAAGTACCGAAAACAATAACCGAAACGGGAAAGTCAGGCTGGATAAAGCTTTCTGCAAAAAGCCGCTCGATTTTCCCGCTTTACCGAAAAATTCTATCGTTCCGGCTAATTGCGTAATAACGAAGCCCAAAAGGGAGCCTAAAACTTTAAACGGTATAGCCAAAAATTTAAAAATCGTCGTTAAAACACTCGCACCTTCGCCAGCTTCTTGCTGCGCAGGTATTAGTTTAGCTATTACCGTAAACAATTCCGCAAAAGCATTATAAATTACGTCGAAGGTCGGTTTAAGCGCATCAAAACCGGATTTTACAAATAATATACCTTCTCTAACAAAACGAATAATAACCGCTAAAAACGTGCTCAATCCCCCCGTTCCGCCTACTACTAACGCCGCTATCGTATTTTTAAGCCTTTGCCATTCCGCCGAAGCGGTGGCCGTTCTTATAGCCGCCTGCTCCTGCGCAGTATTTGTTCCCGTTACCGCTTCGGTTAACACGTCTATACGTTCAGCACTATCTATCAAAATCTTCGCCGCCGCAAAATTCGAATCTCCGAACACCGCAACCAAGGCGTTTGCGTCGTTTTGCACAGGCTTTAACGCTTTTAACCTATCCGAAAAACTTAACGTTGTGTCCGACAACGCCGCCATATTTACGCCCGCCGCCTCCAATCGTTTTATCGCTTCCACCGGCAAAACGTCCGTGGCCGATAGTCTTAACGCTATGTTATTAAACGCCGTACCTGCTTCCGAACCTTTTTTCCCCTGCTCGGCTAACGCCTCTAAAGTCGCGACGCTTTCTTCTAAAGTTATGTTAGCCGTTTTAGCCGCCGCCCCGGACACAACAAGCGCCGCCGCTAAGTTTGCCACCTCCGCAGCGCTCTCCTTAGAACCCGCTGCTAAAGTGTTTACGAATCGTCCCGCCTCCGATGCGGGGGCACTAAATTGGTTCATAATGTCGGTCAAATCCGTGGCCACTTGCGGCAACTCGCCCCCCATCGCTTCGGTTAGCGTTATGGTTTGCCGGGTGAATTCGGCTAAAGCGTCCGCGTTTGCTAATAACTCCGGTTTTGCGCTTGCTATTAACTTATAAGCCTCTAAAGTTTGTATAGCGCTTACCGTCGTTTCGGTTCCTACCGCTATCGCTTCTTCCTTTAAAAAGACCAACGCATCGCCCGTCGCGCCGGTGATTGCCGATAAGTCTGCAGCGCCTTGCTCGAATTCGTTTGCAAGTGTTACCACCTGCCGCAGCCCCGCCAAAACCGCGCCAACTGCAAAAAGCGGTGCGAAAGTCGAGGCAAGCACCCCGCGTAACGCCGAAAATGCCGCTTTTGAAACGCTTGCACCCGTAGACAACGCGGCAAAAAACCCTACGCTTTCGCCTTTTGTTAGCTTTATCGCAGCCTGCGTTTTTGCTATCTCTGTGTTGTATCTTTTAACCGTTTCAGGGTCGGTGGCTTTCTTTTGTCCCGTCTCTAACCCTTTTAGCTGGTTTTCTAAAGCTTCTATGCTCTTTTGTTGTTTCCTTACTTCGCCGCTCGCTTTTTCGGTTGCACCGGCAAACCGGTCTTGATTAGCCGCTGCACCCGACAGGACTTTTCGTTCAGTATCCCCGAGCTTTTCGTAGCCGTCGCTAACGCCGGTAAGGTCGGCTTTAGCGGATTTTAAACCCGCCAAAAGATTATTAAAAGACCCCTCGAAATCCAGAACAACTGCCATAAAAGCTATTTTTTGTTGTGCGCGTCAATCTCCGCTTGTAATTCATTTTCGTACACAGCCAAAGCCGTAAAAAACTCAAAAATGTCTAACGCTTTCAGTTCGGTGTAACTTATTCCGCCCCTTTGGGCAACTTGCCGCTTTAATTTAGTCCAAAATAGTTTTAAATCCCTTTTTTGGATATTAACGTATTTTTCTACGTCGTTTCGGTCGCCATTTTGCGCACCAAAATAACGTTGGAAATCTCGTTGTAAGCGGTCAAATATCCGTCTACCAAAGTGAAAGCTAAGGAAAAAAAACTTTCTGCCGCTATCCCCTCTATTTTCCAATCGGTTATTTTAGCTTGGCAAAGTTCTGCGTCGTATTTTGTAACGTCCTCATCTTCGGTGCAAATAAAAAGCGAACAAAGCGATAAAATAGGGTCTATTTTACCGTCCATTTTATCCTTTACGCCCGACATTAAATTGTACAGCTTCACCGCCGCTGACGCGGGTTTACCCTCGTCTAAGAGATCGTAAGATTGTCGCAGGTTCTTAAAAATATTCTCGAAATCCACGCTAAAAGCGGCGGAAATTTGCAAATCCTGAAACACCTCGAAACGGCTAAGGGTTAGCGAAGTACGCATAATATACTTTTTCCCGTTAGCCTGAAAGCTTTGCAAATATTTTATTTGTTTTATCGGTTCGCCAACCTCGACCCGTTCGGCAGGTGTTAGGCCGTCTAACAATTCCTGTTCGCGTCTTAGCGTTTCGATTTTTAACGCCTCCAGCTTAGCCTTTACGTCGTTAACGTTCATGTTTTAAGTGTTTAAGTGTTTAATTGTTTCGGAAATTATTTGTGTAAATATTATGGCGAAGCACGTGAAAAGTATGTGCTTTATAATAGCGTATTCGTGCATATTAGCTACGATAAAAAACCAAAAAGCTGTTTGACCTGCAAAGCATTTTTCGCATAAACCCAAGGCGTTAGACACTTTGCCGTTTGTAAACGTCTTTATTTTGTAATAAAGAAAATCGCCGTAAAAATCGAAAATGCCGTCTTTCGCTATTAATATACACGAAAAAACATAAGCAAAAACCGCTAATTGCAACGCCGAAAATATGTCGTAAAAGTTTAGCATGTTTCAGGGTTTAGCTCTATTTCAGGGACGCACATACTCGAAACGTTTGCCACATAATATATCGTTAAACTGAAATAGTCGAAAGGGTGCGTTATATACTGTACATTCGATTCGTCTAAACCAAACTTATCGAAAGGGTCGGGTCTTTTCGGGTCTATCGCTTCTACCTCCAAAACCGCGCTGCTAATGTAGCTGCTACTGGGTATTTGGTAATTTGCTAAGGTAGCTAAAACCGCTTGTTGCAAATCGGTTAACGTTATTGTACCACCTATTTTTTTAAAGTCGAACCACGCGACTAATTTAAGCCTTCCAGTAATTTGCGAAATATAATTGTTAATGTTTTTGCGTTTAGCGCCTAAATCCTCGAAATAAATAATGCCGGTTTCCGCGCTATTCGGCAAAACATCTAAATAAGGGTCTTCATTTTCGCAAATTTCCGTGTACCCATCTTTCCTAAATACCCCTTTAACTACCGGAACAATTTGCGCTTTACCGTCTGTTTTAGGTAGCTTCAAAAGCTGAATCACCCCCGCCGCTTTTGTTACAAACGGTAAAGTAATTAATTGTTCTGCGAGTAAATTAGTTACATGCTCATTCATGCGATCAAAATTCTTTTAACTTGTTCTTCTAACCACGAAGACGCCGTGTTTTGTACTGTAACTCGTTCACCCTCACTGGCTTCGATTATGCTCTGGTTTTCATAGGCGCTATTTGCGTCTATTTTTTCCTGCGCTGCGGTACTTGTACCGCCTATCGTTATTTTGTAGCTATCCTGGGTTAAATCCGATCGCGTAACCCCGAATTTTTTCCACATTTCGCCGGTAAATTCATACCTTTTAAAATCGGTTTGCAGGTTATTTAACTCGCGAAATGTTGTATAGCTTATCGCCGTCCCGGCACGCTGCAAAGCCTTTATTTTCCGTTCTGCGGCTTGGTTTCGGCTTTTGCCTATATATGCCGCCGCCCGGTTTTTATTTGTGCTGTACGGCGAAAATTTAGCGCCGTCGCTGTCCTCCCCCGTCGTTATTACGCGATTAGCTACTAATGCCGCTAAATCCGACGCGGCCACCTGTTCGACGTATTTAGGTAGCTCATTTTCGACAAACATAATAAGTTTATCTAATGCCGCTATTTGTTCTGCTAAAGTCACGCGAACAACCCTTGTCGTTTAATTACTACTTTGTCTTTACAACCGTAGCAATCGGTATTTTGTAACGGTATTTCGGCAATTACCGCCTGCAAATAATCCGTGTACTTTTTCTGCCATTCGATTAAATTTTCTTCCCAAACGTCGGAAGAAATTAATTTTTTAGGGTCTAAAGTAGGCGTTTTAAAAAACTGGTTTGCAACTTGTACCCCAGTTTGGTAGAACACCGCGAGAGCTAACGCCATCGCATAATTCGAGCCTAAATAGTCTAATTCGCTCTCGCAAATAACCGCGTTAACGTCGCACGCAAAATCCGCCTCTAAAGTTAAACCTAACATTTTATTAGAAGCAAAATTAGGCATATCTTCTAATTCGGCTAAACTGTTAATTACGCTGCTGCCAACCATCGCCCATTTCGCCCACTGCGCATTTCGATAATTGCTGCCGAAATAGTTATTTTTTAGGTTAAAAGATATTTTATTGTCGCCACAACCGCACGACACATTATTATTTTTAGGTAAGTTATCTTCGTCGAATTGGTATACTAAATAGTATTCTAAGCATTCCGCGTATTTAGAATATACCGGGTACTTTTTATTTATCGCGTTAGTTTTATGCTTATTTGCGAGCGACGTTACCGCAAAAGTCTCTAAATATCCGTCTACATTGTCGTACAACAGTACGTCAAAAGCGCCCACGTTCTCGAAAATAGTGCCGACCGAACGCAGCGTAAAATACCCCCCTTTTATAGAATTACAAGCGATGCGGACAACCGCGTAATTAGTCGCCGGGTCGTACGTTTCACGCGCTTTAATTTCGCCTATAACTTGTTGCTGTATTGCATCGCGCTTTAGCTTGTACTGCCGCCCCATTAAAACGTTTGTGTCGGCAACGGTAATTTTTACCGCCGTCGCCCGTGCTGCTACTAAGGTATCCCAAAGCGTTTGTCCGCAATTTGGGCTATTTAATAACGCGCCAATATCCGCTAATTCCGACAGGTAAAGCCCGGAAGCGCTTTCAGCGTAGTCCTCCGGTCTGCCAGTTTGATGGCAGGAGCAGTCCTCGTTAGCCAGTCCTATTATATTGTTATAACACTCAAACATTCGGGAATTATTTATACGCAAAAATAAGGCGCAATTATCTAAGTATTAAAACCACTGTGCTTTTTATGAAAAAGCGCAGCACCCGTTTCCCGATGCCGCGCTTTTTATGAAAACCTCGAAATTTACGGAGTTGTTCCGTTGATAAACGACAGAACCCCCGTCCGTTCAGCCGTACAGCCGAGCGGATTCAGGAACAAGTCGAAATTAGCTACGAAAGTCCAATCGTGCATAATCGTCGTACCGGAGCAACGATTTGTGTAAAACACGTCGTATCGAACCCCCGGCAGGTTGCGCGAAGCTACGCTATATCGGTCTTGCGACTTATACACCGTAGGTACCGCACCGTAGTAGTTTTTGCTCGCAAAAGCCACCGCACCCCGGTTAATCATGTATGTTTTCGCGTCCGGCGTATTGTACGCGTCCACGTTAAACAAGTCGAAATATGTGCGCATAAATTTAAACGCCGCTGCTGCGCCGCTGCCGTTGCTGTTACTTGCGTTTAACATCGTCATAAACTTTTCTTCGAACAAATTCGAGCCCGAAAGCAAAAACGGCGAAGAAAATTTGTTTTGTTTTGAAACGCGGTAGAAATACGCAAAAAGGCGCTCGTTCCAATCCGCAGATTCGATGTAGGTTTCGTCAGCAACCACCGATCCCGTACCGTCAGACACGACGTTTTCACCTTTAAAGGTTTCGAGCCGTTCCATTGTAAACCTTGCGATCTCTTCCGACAGAATTTTATCTGCTTTCAAAATCCCTTTTGCAACCAGGTCTTCGAGGTTGTAATCGTTAGACCGCAACGCGTTTTCGTTAACCGTAAAGCTCCATTTCTGGCACTCGGTTATTGCGTAATCTTTAAAGTCGCTGCCCAGTTGGTTGCCCGCCAAATCGCAGTCATCGCCATCACATGGGACGGGAACTTCGTCGCACATGTTTAACCAATGTACGCGAACAGTACGGTCTTTATCCCCGTCCACCAACTCGCTAACACGGGCATTCTGTTCGGCGAGAATTGCTTTAACTACCTCAACGTCCGCCACAAAATCGGCGTTAATCATAGAATCAGCCCACATGCGATCAGCCTGCAAGACCGATTTTGCCAGTGCTGACGCCGTAAAAGTTCCTGCTACAATAGCCATAAAATTATTTTTTTTGTTGTGAATTAATCCACAACGCCGCCACTTGCGGTGTACGCGTTATGTACGTCGCTTCGTGCCTCCGACGTGGTCGCAAGCAAAATCGCAGCATTATATTCGTCCATATTTGCCGGCACTTTTACAGTACCGTGTGCACCGCCTGCACCGCCGTTGTTACCCCCATTTTGCTTGTTTTCCTGTTTTGCAAAATCGTATTCCATCTCCGCACGTTGCCGCGTAAAATCTTTAAGCGTAACACGGTTTCCATGGACCGTTTCCAGCCTTTTACCGTCTTTACCTAAAATAACAAAATCGTCTTTTACACCTTCGACAGCTTCAAATTCGTAGCCGTTTAGGTTGTGTAAAAAGCGGTTTCGCTGGTTTGTAGCTTTCGTAGCGTCGGTGGATAATACCGGCTTTAGTTCGTCGAAAAAATTTAGCACCAAACCCGAAACCTCGCCAAACGTGTTCTTCGCCTTTTCGGCTTTTTCGCGTTCGATAAGTTCGTTTTGGTACGTTTCTTTCAGCGCCTCTAATTCCGCTTTTTGCGCGTTTTCCAACTGCAAAAATAAAGGGTGTTTTTTAATATTGTCTTCCGAAAAATCCTCCGTTTTAGGGATTTTCTGTTCGGCAATTGCGGTTAAAATTTGGTCGAACGTTAGTTTCTCCCCGGTAATACCGAATTTATTTACTAACGCGTTTTCCATTTTTCTCCGCTCCTCTTTTGTCGCTTTAGCGTGCGCCTCGTTAAAAATTGTAGTAGTGTCTACCGCCTTTTTTAACGTGTTAACACGCGATTTGTCTTGCTCCAAAAGCATTTCAAAAGCGTCGGGTTTTAGCTCCCGTTCGCCGGCCTCAGATTTTTTTGTAAGCAGTTCTGCCGCTGCTTCCTCCGTTAAACCGTACACAGTTTGCGTAAAGTCTAAAAGCATTTTAATTAAGTCCATAAAGGTATTACGTTATTCAGTTAATTAAAAAATTACAGTGCGTTTTCTTCTCGTACCCCGTTAAGTGCGTTTTCTTCTCGTACCCCGTTAAGTTCTGCGTCCAATTCGTCCATACGTTTTTTTAGCGATGTGGTTTGTTTTAGCGCGTAGGCTTTCTGAAAAAGATGCCGTGCGCCGTCTAAATCGCCCACTTTTTGTAGTTGCGTCCCTTGCTTTACCGCAATTTCGTATTCTGCCACCTGCGTCATTACCGCCGCTTCCGGCGCCGTATCGGCTTCTACTACCGTGTACCGTCGCGCCGTGCCGTCGCTTTGCAACTTCGCCCACGTTGCCGCCGAAATCGGGTAATTTTCGCCGGTCGCTCTGTTTTTCACTATCATTTTTTTACGTTTTTACTGAGTTCTGCAATTCGGTTTATTACGTGTTCATTTAACTGGTCTTCCGCCGCTTCGTACAGTTCCAAGGCGCCTACAAAATCGTTTTCGGTATACGCCTTATCGGCTTCTACCACCGCAGCGTCTATCCCTTTTGCAGGTTTCAGCGCTTTCGCTTTTGCCCAAAGCGCCTGCGCAGCGGTAACCTTCTTATCTTTTTCCAGCCCCCTTGCGCGTTTAACAAGCTTCTGATACTCAACATCATCTTTCACATTTACCGCGTTTCCCGCGTTTTGGTACTGTTCCCGCGTTGCGGGTTTCATGCCGTCCCAAATAAATTTAGTGAAGCGGCGCTGGCGCCCTGACCCCAGCTCCGTGACGTGAACGTAAGGCGATTCCGTGGATTTTGCCATTGTAATTTAATTTAAGTTAATAAAAGATTGTTGCATACGCGTAAAATCCGCTAAAGCAGATTGGTAATTATAATTGTCGTGCGTTAATTCAAATCGATCCATAAACATAAAAATCGCCGCTTTTACCGTTAAATTCGGCACCGCCTCGCGGGCACCTACGACAAATCCGAACATTAGAAGCGACAAAGCGCTTTTTTTGTACAAATCCGGTATAGGTTTTAAAACTTGTGCTTGCTTGCCATTCATCAGCTTTGTTTTTTAATAAATTCGTCGTAAAGTGCTTTTGTAATGTACCTTATTCCATGCCTGCATCGGTAACGCCCCCTGTCTATCAGGGGATTATAGCGCGCTTTGGTTTTTTGGTCGGGCAATGTTGAGTCGTCTTTCCAGGTTACTGTATCCGATACTTTATACGCTTTCCCCGCTCTTTTTCGGCAAAAAGCTCGCGTGGTTTTAATTATCGAACCCTCATAAATAAAATGGCTTAAATTAAGTTCGTGCGCAATTTGCTTATTAACAAAACTGTCAATTTGCGCAAAAGAATCTACAGCGTATTGGTCGAAATATTTAGCCATCGCACCGGAAACGTTTTTGTTGCCGACAATTAAATTTTTAAACCCCTGCTGAAATTGCAAAAACGGAACGTCCCCCGTTAAACTCGAAAGCACGTAATCTTTTAACTGCTGCCGCACCTGCGCGGTTTTGCCTAACTGGTACAAGTACCCGTTTTTATTGAGGTTTCCGCCCACCGTAAAACCCAATTTTCGCGTTAATGCTACCTTATCGTTTAATATTGTATTTACTACGTTATTCGTAAAACCTAATTCTTTGTAGTATTCACCGCTTAATTTAGCGGTGTTTAAAATATTGTTTATTACCGGTGTTAATATATCCCGGTTTAGGGCGTTGCCTAATTTATCGAATAATTCGTCTATACTATTTAATAGCGTGTCGTTTTTATAGCTGCTAATTATAACCCCGTCTTTAAGGTCGAAAAGTGGGTAAAATTCATCCAGTATTAACGAATATATTTTTAACTGGTGCGCCAATACATTAGCACTTAATTGCGTTTCGCTCTCCGCAATTAAGTTAAGTTTTTCCTTAAATATTTCTATCGCTGTCGGCATAAAAATACAGTTTGCCCGGCAATTCAGGCGTAAATTGCCGGGCTACCTTTTATACTTCGTTTTGCAGTGCGTTTAGCGCGTCAATTGCGCCGTCGATTTCAACCGTAGCGGCGAACAATTCTACGCCCGCTTCGGTCAAGCCGGGAATATTCGACGTAAAAAAACCCCCGAATAGCTCCACCATTTTTTGCCTGTCTTCTTTAGACATTTCAGGCTTTGTCGTGTTGGCGGCAAATTGCACAATGGCGTTTCCCACCGCCGTTAGCGCGTCTGCGTCGGTGTCTTCGTTAGCGTCTGCCGACGTTTCAAACGCGATACCCGCCCGCGTAAGCCGGGCTGAGGCGTTAATCACGTTCTCCGTTGCGAGTTCGGCTTCGTCGTTAGTGAAGTCCGTTTTTGCGATAATCATCTCGGTAATTTGCTCAGAAATTCCCATCGGTATGTATTTAAAAAGTTAAAAAATTACTCTAATGCTAACACCGGCTCGGGCGTTTCGGCGTCTATTTCCGCCTTTATTTCCGCCACTTTTGCGTAAAGCGCTTGTCTTTGCTTATCACGCGGTAGCAGGTAAAAATTTTGCTGTTTTCCCGCGTAATCTAATTCCAACAAGTCGAAAATACTGCCGTAATTAGCGTACAAAATTTTATCGGTATTTTGCACGAATGCCGACGCCATTAGCAACAATATTTCCGATTGCGTTTTCCCGGAAAATGGGTTATATAATTGTTGCGTTTGGTAACGTAGTAATTCTATTGGCCTGTCGTGGTATATAATACCCGCAACGTCGTCGTTAAAATGCGCAGTTAACGTGGGGTTATTTAGGTTAACCGCTACCGACAAATCGAACATTAAATCTTCCAAAGACTTTAATTTTAAATCTTTGTCGAATTTAAACCCTACCACTAAATTATCCGCGCGATCTATTAATTTCGCAATTGTCGTAACACCAAATACCCAGGTATATGCTATTGCTTCCGAAAATGGGTATAAAGTATCGTATACGTTTTGCATATCTAAGTTTTTGCCCGTCGCCGTGTCGGCTATTTCCTGCCGGGAAAAAACATCCGAATTAAACATAATTTGCTTACACTTTTGCGTAAGTCGCTCTATATATTCCTCCTGCCATTTTACGATCTCCACGGGGGGGTAAACGTACGTAATAACATCGGTTATTTTTATCGCATTTTCCCGGTTTTCCGGCAGTTCTAAAACAATTGCATCCTGAGCGCTAAATGCCGTCTTTTTAAACCCCGTCCCTAAACATGTACCGCAAAGGCTCCCATCCGTCGAATGTCTACCTTTATAGCAGCTTTCGTCGTCACACTTTTCACTCATTTTTACGACCTGGGGGAACGCTAAAAGCGCTGCGACTAAATCAAATTCGCTATTCGCTTTTATTGTTTTTAATAGATGCGCTTCAACAGCATATAACATGCTAACCATAGTTTCGCCGTTCGTAGCCAAATCCCGGCAGTAGCCCACGCGAAAAGCCGGAACGTGGCCTAAATTGTGCGGCGCCGCCGATTCGAGAAACTGAAACACTTTGCCGTTAAGCTTTACAGCGTTTATTATCGCGCCTTTATAAACCGTTTTTATTACGCCACCGTCCACCGGCAGCGCGTTAGATACGTCGTTTTCGGCGATTTGTAGCAACTGGAAAGTTTCATTTTTTCCGTATGCCGTGTATTTTTTCCCTTCCGTTTTACCGTCAGTGGGGCGACGCAAAACCGGAATATTATCCGCCATCATATTATCCGTGGCGTATAAATGCGATTGTTCGACAATTAAATACTGTAGCGTATTGTTTTCGTAGGTATAATCAACCGCCGCACGGCTGGAAACCTCGAAAGGATAAGGCTGTAAAAGTTCTACCGTATTGTCAAATGCCTGCCACTCGAATACCACAAAACTGTTTGGGTCTGTGGCGTTTAGCTCTATATAGCGGGCATATATATAAGCATCGTACGAGGCGTCACCCCAAAAATTCCCTAAAACGTCTACTAATTCGCGTTTTAAGTTTTCCGCATTTTCGCCGGTATAGGTTAACGTTTTTCGTGCGGCATTAGACCTCGGAATTTTAAAGAAAATGTCCAACAGATTTTTACAAACTCCGACCGTAATGTGCTGCGTTAGGTTAACGCGCTGCGCAAATTCGGCCGTATCTTCCCGGCGTACAAACTGTTTTAGTAGTTTGGCTATGTCTTTGCCCGCAACTAATTGCGTGTACAAAGTCGCTTTATCTACCGTATACGCGTAGTGCTTATGTCGCAGGTCAAATGCGACGACCTGAAAAAGGCGGTTTATTAATTGTTCCCTATCCATAGCGCAAATATAATTAAAATACTTTTAAAATGCCGGGTAAATAAAGGCTTAAATACTTCGCAAAATATATAGTCGAAACTATCCGACGTGTGCCCGTACGGCTCGTAGGTAGTTCCGTTGTCTTTATTGGTTACCCGCTCTTTTTTCTTTTTCCCGTTAATGTCCTCTTTCAGAAACTCGAAATCTTCTACCGACCTGCGGCAGCGGTTATCTATAAGTACTTGTATATCGTAAACGCCTTCTAAAGCGTTGTTTATAAAGTCCTTACGATTAATTACGGAAGGATGTTTATACGGTACGCGTTCGCTATTATTGTTCAGGTATTTTCTAAAAACCCTTTTAACTATTTTGTAGTCGTGTTCTAAACCCCGCGTATCGCCGTGCCGCCCTGACGGATCGCCGTAATAAAATAGCCCTTTAATACGACTGCCATATTTACGAATTATTTCGTAACAAAGCCGCTCGGTTTTATTCTGCGGATTTTCTAAACAAAATTCGTCGAATTGCCCAAACAGCTTTTTGCCGCTGGGCAAATCTGTAACTTGGTATAGCGTAGCAGTTATATACGGCACAACATTTTGGTCGAAACTTATATGTATCGGTAGGTTTTCGTCGAAATCCACCGTGCCTACGTGTTTTAACCGGTCAAAGCTGCTGTAAAATTCACCCCCCGCTTTAACGAAAGGATTTGCAAAAATTAGCTTTTTAGCGCCTTCTATGCTATTGTTATTTTTTATCGTATTAATATAGTCTTTCGGTAGGTTTTCGGCATTATGGTAAGTCGAGCTAATTACAACACATTTATCGTTAAACTCTTTTATAAAAAATTCGCCTTCGTTATATATTAAATTGTTTATTTCCGGAAAATGGTTGTGAAGATCGAACCATTCATTTATCCAGCGGACTTTTGCCGGCGAAGTTAAAATATATAACGGGTTAAACCCTCTATTATATTCGCCTAAATCGCCGTAACGCTGCGAGGTTAATTGTCCATACGCATCTACATAAATACCGGGTCGGCGGAGTCGGGTGATAATCGTATCTTTTACGTCCTCCTCCCTGCTATCTTTTGTTTCGTCTAATATAGCCCAACTAAACTCTTTTCCGTCGTGCGCTTTAGAGTTGTCTAAGCTACCTTTAAATATTATAGCGCCCGACCGGAACGATATTATACCGTTATAGTCGTCGAAATTATGGTGCTCTAAATTAAAATATTTTGGCGGTTTTTTATTAACGGTATAATCTATATCTTCCTTCCAGCCATATAAAATTTGCCATACTTCGCGCATTCTATAAAGCGTCGAAGTGGTTAATTGGTTGTAAGTATTTGCGCCAACAAAGCCGAAAGCTTCCGGAAAAGCGGTAACAAAATGCCCGCTCAGCGCGCCGCCTAAATGCGTTTTGCCGCTACCCACGCCCGCTAAAAACAAATTTACAGGCTGCGTAGAAGTTAAAATATATTCTTGCGGCTTACTGAATTTCATACTCCACAATTTAAAATAGGGGCTGGCATGAACGCCAACCCCGGTAATAAGCAATTGTATTGCTTTACCCCCTTACTTCTTTGTAGCCGTCGGTTGGATGACCGTTTCGTTCGCGTCTTTCGCAAATAGGCCGATGAAAAATGAAATTACACTCATAATCACAAACGACCAATTGGGCACTGTGGTGACGTCGGTGTCCAACCACGCGATAAGCGTGTCCGTTGCGGCTGTAAGAAGCGCCAATACCCCCAACGCCGTTGTTTTCCAAGATTTTAACATTAGACTTTAATTTAGTCCGCTAACGGTTCACCCGCTTTACGGTAGTTAATAATTAAATTTTGCACGTTACTCGTTACTATTTCTTTTGCGTTTGTAGTAACGTCTACACGCTTTATAAACAGACCTTCCTGTTTTCCTAACAATTCTAACGCTTTAAGCTTGTCGTAACACTCGATCTCTATTATCTGCCCCGCCGTGTCTTCGCCGTCTGCGGTTTTAATTTTGCTAATTTTTATTTTCCTAATTTGGCCGGTATTTACCATATCTTCCAGATCGCGCATTACAACGTTTTGCCCCTCCGTTTTTAATATATCGCGGACATTTTGGAACGCTATAATACGAACTTCGTCTAATATCCGCTCTGGGGTTACGCCGGTTTGCAGCTCCATTTCGGCTTTTAGATGCGCGATGTATGTTTGTGCCTGGGGTTTGTTTAATATAGTTAAAACGAGCGTATCTTTAGCAGCTTTCCCTTTACCGCCGTTTACGCGCGCCCGGGCAAGCGCTTGCAAAGGCTTAAAATCCACCATTAATTCGCGGCAAAACCGTACCTCGTACCCCAACAGGGCATTCAGCGTCTCGGTTAATTTTTGGCTGTCTAAAAGCATTCTGCAAAAATACAATAATTAATTTAATCTTCAAACCCGTTTTGCGCGTACCAGCTATATTTTACTATCGCCGGATATTTTTCTATGGTTGGCACGCGCAAAAAGCGCCAGACAACTTCGTCGCCTGAATCTACAACCCCGTTTTGCGCAGACCACGTACATTTTTCAAGTTCTGGTTTTCCGAGCTCCAAAATGTCCGACGCATACCAATCATAAATTTTTGGGTGAACCGCTTTCACCACCTTATCGAAATCTTCAACCGCCAATGAATTGGCGTGTGCCCCGTTCACGATTTTACAAATTACGCCATATTTTACGCGCTGCGATTTGTAAATTGGCATTAAAATGGTGCGCATGTTATATGCTGTACCTGTGTCCAACGAAATGTTTCTTGCCTTTTGCATTTCCTGCACTTCATTTACTGCCACTTCCCGGAATACGTCCGTTACTTTTTCCGTGAAGAGCTCCCAATTATCTCGCCTAATCGCTTCGGCGTAAACTGCTAATAGTTCCGAAGCGTGTTCTTTTGCTTTTTTCATTTTTTGTTTTTTATTGCGTCTTTCAGCACCGCGTGCGTGAAATACACCCCAACAGGGCATTCAGCGTCTCGGTTAATTTTTGGCTGTCTAAAAGCATTCTGCAAAAATACAATAATTAATTTAATCTTCAAACCCATTTTCCGCGTGCCCGCTATAGAAAAATATCCCGCGAGAGAAAACTATAGCGGGCGCGCGGAAAAAGTGCCAGACATATTCACCATCCTGAACGGGTGCAAGATAGTCGTCTTTCAAAACATTTTCGGGAATTTCTTCCCCAGGCCCAAACCTATTTATTTTAATCTCCGTTTCTTCCGTTTCGGGGCTGACAAGTACCCACATGGATAGCCCGCCCTCTTGCAACTGAATATCCAGTATTTTAGATTTTACAGGCATTTTAACCAGTTGCGTTCTCGCTTTTTTTAGCGTGAATTTCCAGAATTTCCAGATTTTCATGGGCGTGTTTTTTTTATTTTTTCAGCAATATTGCCGACGCATACCACTCATAAATTTTTGGGTGAATAGCTTCCACCACCTCATCAAAATCGGTAATCGCCAGTAAATTGGCGTGTGCCCCGTTCACAATTTTACAAATTACGCCATATTTTTCACGCTGCGATTTGTAAATTGGTATTAAACCTGTGTCCAACGAAATGTTTCTTGCCTTTTGCATTTCCTTAACTTCATTTAATACCACTTCCCAGAATACGTCCGTTACTTTTTCCGTGAAGAGCTCCCAATTTTCTTGCCTAATCGCTTCAGCGTAAACTGCTAATAGTTCCGAAGCGTGTTCTTTTGCTTTTTTCATTTTTTATTTTTTATTGCGTCTTTCAGCATCGCGTGCGTGAAATACACCCCGAAAGCGCCTTTAAGCTGATTGCACAAAACCCGCAAAACGGTAGAGGGGTTTTTATTTTTGTTGGGTCGCACCAAAACGCCGCCATCCACTTCTTCCGTCTGCCAATATTCGGGAAGGGCTGCAAGCTCGACACAAATTGCGGCTGTGCTAACGCGCAAGTTTTCGACTTTTACGAACAGGTCGCCGCCGTAGTCGCCCGTAACGGTAATGCTCATAGTCGGATATATAACACCGTCCCCCCGTTCAGGCGTGTACGTCTGGAGGTGGATGACCTGATCCACCTCCAGTGCGGTGGCATAAGCGGCTTTGGGTGAGTCCACAAAACGCGCTTGCGCAGCACCGATAATCGCAGTTGCCATTATGGCGAATAGCGAAATTACGAAAACGATGAATTTGTTTTTCATTTTCTTAAAAGTTTGATTTTTCTAAATGTTTAAGGTTTGCAATTATGGCGCGATTTTGCCGGATTAGTAGCTGCGATCCCGGGCGCGAATATCCAGCTAAAATGGCCGCATCCTTTATGCAGACATCTTTTGCAACGAGCGCGCAAAAAACGCTTTGCTTTATCGTTAAGTTGCACCTTTGCAACTCCGGCCAACCCGGGTGGGGCTCTATATCGTTTTGCCTACGCAACACGAAGCTTTCGCTCAGCTTGCCCATAAAAAGCGCTATTTGGTCGTTTTTGAGTAGCGTCTCTCCGGTCATGCCTGGGGGCAGCCGGATTTTTGCGTGCATGGCCGCTTCTGCTGCGCTGTAGCCCACTTTCTCCAGTATACAGAACGCGTGCTGTTGCAGCGGCAAATAACGCGTCAGGGTCGTTGCAGAAGCGGCAACCTGCCGACGGGCGGTTCCTCGGGACTGCTTTAAAAGCTGCTTACCAAAATACTCCCAGCTTTTT